ACCTTCGATGACGATGTGCGTCTCCGCCTCGGTCGCGGGCGGGTCCGTCACGACGGGCCTGAGGTCTGAGTCTTGGCCGGACGCGCCGGCTGATAAGGTCTCCGCGAGCATGACGGCCCACAGGGCGAGCTCGAGCGCCATGGCGGCGAGCAGCACGCCCAGGACGCGCCGCACCACTAGCCCACCCTCACGAGGTAGTCGTCCGCCTCGGGCTTGCCCGTGGCCCTGCCGACGGCGACATAGCGGAGCTTACCGCTCGTTGCCCCGGTGTAGCGGCCCCAGATATAGCCGTCGCGCGACTTGTACCAGCTGTCGAGCACGACGGTCTGGTTCTTGTGGTAACTGGCCACGACGGAGCCGGAGAGGCCCGGCGCGTTTCTTACGTTGAGCGTGTCGACCGTGCAGCGGTAGGTGCCGCCCTCGAAGCCCGTGGGGCCGGGGCCGGATGCGCCGGCCTCGGGCTCGGACGGGGCGCTCGACGCGGTGATGCCGAAGACCTCGAGGTAGACCCTCGCGATGTCGTCCACGTGCGAGTTGAAGTAGGCGAGGTCGATGGGGCTGTCGATGAAGCCGTTTTCTACGAGCCTGTAGTTGATGCCGCGCCGCGCGGCGCGGTTGACGTTGGCGAGCTCTGAATGGTGCACGATCTTCTCGGCGCGGCCCGGCATCATGGCCGAGAGCCTGTCGGCCAGGGCGCGGTCATACTTGTCCGGCTCGAAGCCGGACTTGATGATGACGTGCGCGCCGTGCGCGCCGGGAACGCCGGAGGCGTCCATGTGCAGCTCGACCACGGGCGCGGAGGTCTCGAGTCGGTTGATCCCGCCGTCGCGGTACCAGTTTCTGGACGTGTCGCCCAGCTCGACCTCGGAGCCGCCGAGCGCCTTGATGCGGGCGCCGAGGGCGCGCACGCGCTCCGCCTCGGTGTAGCCGCCGCCGTCCGCGCCGGGGTCGCCCGCGCCGTGGCCGCAGATGACGAAGAGCTTGGCCACGCTACTCGCCACCCTCGTCGTGCTCGTCGTGCTTGAAGACCCGCATGAGCGGGGTGTCGCGGAGCTCCGGGTAGGCGGCGCAGACGTTCTCGAGGCAGCTCGCCACCTCCATCACCGCGATGTAGGCGCAGACGACCGTGACGGTCACGCCGCCGAAGCCGAGCCCCGCGACGTGCTGCGCGCCCGCCTCGACGATGACCGCGAGCACGATCACGCAGAGCAGCAGCGCCTTGTGGCCGAGGCCCTCGCGCATCTTGGAGCTCGACACGTCGCCGCGCACGACGGCGCCGACGAACCCCGTGACGAAGTCCATGAGCATCAGGACGCACGCGAGGCCGATGGCCCAGGCCTGCGCCTCGCTGAACTGGATGAGACCGATGTCGGACATGATGTCCCCTTCCTTACGCCGTCAGTTGCTTCCACGCAGACTCAGAGCCGAACGCGCCGGGTTCCAGCGTGTTGCCGTCCGTCAGCGACTCGTAGGTCTGTCCGTACTTGGTGACCCGGTCGCCCTTGGAGTAGGACTTCCCGCCCACCCAGTCGGGCGCGTCGATGGCCGTCGACGGGAGCACGACGGCGTAGAGCGACGGCGCGTCGCAGGGTCGCTCGTTTGCGGCGCTGAGGTGCGCCCTGAGCGCCTTGTAGAGCTTCCCCTGGTAGGTCACGCGGTCGCCCTCGGCGTAGCTGTGCGCGGCCTCCCAACGGGGATAGAGCGCGGGCACCTTGAGCGCGTCGTCGTCCGAGAGCTTCGAGGCCTGGATCTGCGCGAGCGTGAGGGCCGCGTCCTGCGCCGTGCCCTCCCTCGGCACGAGCTCCCATACCTGGGTGATGGCGGTCCCGCCGTCCTCCCACGCCATGCGGGCCTCGTACCCCTCCGGCGGAGTGGGCGGGGCCGTCTCGACGATGGGCCTCCCCTCCGCCTCGGACGCGACCAGCATCACGCGGTCGCCTGCCATGATTCCGTAGAGCATCTAGGCTCCTTTCTCGTCGCTTGCATTGGATGTTGGGTGTTGTGTCCCCAGCCGGGATAACGGCCCTTATGTAAGGATGTACAAAGAGGGGACGTATGGGTTTTGCGACTACCGCGCTGTAGGCGGCGTCGACGTCTGCGTCACGTGCGACTGGCTCAGCACGACGGCAAACACCACCAAGAAGCTCGGAACCCTACCTTCCGGCTTGCGCCCGAAAGTCTCGGCTATGGGGGTTGGCTACATACGAGGCTATGGTGGAATTGGCCAGCTCAGCGTGGACTCAGACGGCTCGGTCTCTGTCTGGTGCAACACAACAAACGCCGGGTTCTTCGGCGCCTCGGTGACGTTCCCGCTGCCCTAGGCGCGCCACCCGATGACGCGGACAACGGACGGGCCGATGGCGTCCAGGACGCTGCCACCTGCTGACAGCTCGTTGTAGCTCTCTGGGCTGATCGACCACGACTTGCCGTCGTCCGCTATCACGAAGCGCGACATCTTGATATAGGCCCTCTTGTTCCCGCCGTTGAACGCCTTGAGGGAGAACATCATCGTGTCGTAGCCGAATGTGCCGTCGCCAAAGCTTATGCCCGGCACCTTGCAGTAGCAGCGCGTCCACTCGCTGGTGCTGCCCATTATCTCCAGGAAGGCAAACTGCCTGATGGAGACGCTGCCCGAGACGGTTCCAGGGTAGGTTCCCGGCCTCGCGTCAGACGAGTAGAGGATGACATAAGGGCCGCTATCTAACGTGGAAGGCGGACCACCAGAACCAGACGTTGAACGTCGTGTAGTTAGTGTCGTTCCACACGGCGACGTCGAACCCGTTCTTGCGCAGGTTGTTTGGGGCGGAGAAGCAGATTTTCGTCCAACCGTCACCGCTCGTCGCGTTCGCGATCGAAATCGCGTAGTCGGTCGACGGCATCGAGAGCGGGACCGTCACGTTCGCGCCGCTGCCGGGGCCGACGTTGCCGACGTGGTAGCAGCCGCAACGCATGACGACCTCAGGGACATAAGGGCCGTTATCGGCGGTCGCGAGGATGCCGGTCACCGTGGCGAGGTGGCCAACCACGTCCACGAGCACGGTGTCGCCAACGCGGACGCCAAAGCAAGACGTCGTGTAGCGCAGCCCCGTGATTGGCATGGAGTAGGCCGAGTCGCCCATGTCCACGTCTACCGTGTAGTCGCTGTTGACCCGCGTGACCTTGGCCGTCACGCGGCGCATGCCGCCAGAGTTCGCGTTCGCGGCCTGGATGGCCTTCGTGACGGCCTCGCGGCCCATCCTTCGCAGCTGGTGCTCCTGCTGCCTGCTCGTCTCCACTAGCTCCTCCTCCTGAACTGCCTGCACTCGACCTCGGTTGGGCAACCGCCGAGAAGGCTCAGCCGCTGCGTGCGAATCTGGAACTTGCCGCTCACGCCTCCGGTCGGGTACTCGATGTTCACCGTGTCGTTGATTCCCGTTGGCGTGTACGCCGTGGTCATGGTCACGCGCCTGATGACCGACTGCGCGGTCTTCAGCAGCGTCGCGGCCCTCTTGCTCGCGTAGTCGCGCCTGTCCGCATCGGTCTTGCCCTCCGGGAGGTCCGTGTAGCTGTAGGCTCTCGTGATGGTCCTGCCGCGGGACACGGTCGAGAGCGGCGAGTTCGGGTCCGTGTCCCACGCCTCGGCGACGATTGCCTCGGTGTCGCCGTCCCCGCCGTAGCGCACGACAACGTGGTTCGCCGCGCTCGTGTAGTCGTACTCCTCGCTCATGTCCATCTCGAAGCGGGCGGACGGCCCCTCGGAGAAGTCCCACGAGGTCTGGATGTCGGCCGGGTCGCGGTAGCGCTCGAGCACCACGCGGCCCATCGCGTCGGTGTGCGCGCTGCGGAACCCCGCGAGGTCGAGCAGGTCGTTCACGGCGCCGAGCTTGCTGTCGTCCGTCTCGCTGTTCGACTGGCTCGCGCCGACTCCGTAGTAGCGGACGTTGGTGGTCCTGTAGTCGCTGCCCTCGGCGATGACCTCAAGCCCGGCGTCCGTGCAGATCTTGGCCGCCACGGCCACGGCGTCGCTGCCCTGCTCCACGGTGTACGGGCGCGAGAACTTGTCATCAAGCAGCTCCTGCAGGCGACCGTACATCTTGAGCGAGTGCGTGTGCCTGGCTCCCGATATGTCCACGGACGGCACGACCGGCAGGAACGTCCCGAGCACGGCGTCCATGGTCGCTCTCGACACGGTGCGCACGCTCATGTGCACGCGCACGAGGTCGGGGCCGAAGTCGTAGCTCTCGACAAGCGACGCCTCGGCGCTCTCCTTGACTCGCGTGTCGTCGTTGCGCGTGATGGAGCCGCCCTTGAGGCATCGTATGACCTCGGTCTCGTCGCCCGTCGCGCGGCTCACGCGCATGAAGCGGTAGCGCGTCTCCGCGAACCGCTCGCCCCATCCGCTAGCCACGGTTCGGCTCCTCCCACATCGTCTCGGTCACGTCGAGCTGCAGCTGCCACTGCATGTACTGCTTGGCGTCGTAGCTTATCTGGTAGCTGTAGGCCACCACGGCAACGTTGCCCCACGCGTCGCGGAACCACCCGTCGGCGTGGGCGCGGAGCTTCCTGCGGGCGGCGCGGTACTCGTCCGCGTCCGCGATCACGTAGCTGTGGCTGCCCGTCACGTCTATGTCACCGTCGGCGTAGAAGGCCGGGAGCGGGTCCTGACCGGTGCCGAGCGCGAAGTGGAACGTCTCGCCAGACGCCTTGCCGCTCTCCGAGCCCTGTGCGTCGTAGCGCAGGGCAAGGTGCTCCTGGGCGGCGCTGCCGAAGCTCAGCACCTCGTGCCCGTCGCTGTCGAGAAGGTAGGGCATGACGTAGTTCAGGACGGCGCCGGACGCCGCGTAGGCGTGGATCTCGTAGGAGTAGGCGACGTTGAGGGGAGGCAGGCTGTCGTAGGCCGTCTGGCCGCCCTTGAGGCCCGACGCGAGGGTTGTCTTGCTGCCGTCCGGGTTCACGCGCACGACGTCGAACGACACGGCCGCAGGCTCCGTCTGCGCGGCCTCTATCAGGATCTCGAGCGTGTAGCCGTCGCCGACGGTCGGTGTCACGGTCGGGGTGTCCGGCTGCGCCCAGTCGGTCGAGAACGCGACCGTCTTGGTGAGCGTCAGGCCGCTGCCAGCGCGCATGGAGTATGTCAGCGTGTACGAGCTCTTGTTGGTGAAGCCGGCCTCGGTGCCGACGGACAGGCTGCGAACGCCTTTGCCTGGCGTCGCCGACCAGACCACGGCGCCGCCGGCGTCCGCTATGGAGAGCGACTGCTGCGAGACGCCCGTGGCGTCCGTGACCTCCCAGGCCACGGCGAGCGGCAGGGCGTCGAGCACCTGCGATGCCGCGGGGCTCGTGATGGCGGCCCTGGGCGCCACGGCCACGCGCACGACGGCGTAGGAGCTCCACTCGCCCCAGTCGGCGTGGTCGCCCTTGGTGCGCACGCGGAACCTGATCGTCCCGGCCGACGCCTGCTGGGAGGCGGTGCGCGTCCAGGACGTGGCGGCGCCCTTGACGTCAACGGTCGTGACGGTGCCGTTCGCCGCGGTGACCTCGACCTGCGCGGCCGACTGCGCCGTGCCGTCGGGGTGGTTGTCCTGCCACGTGACGGTGACGGCGGTGCCGGTGGCCACGACGTCCGGTGCGCTCACGTTCGGCGCGAGCGGGGCGCACAGCGTGGCGACGTCGTTTGACTCCGCCCACGCGCCGTACAGCGTCACGGGCGACGAGCCGCCGGAGGACTTGAGCGCGCGCACGCGGAAGCGCACGGTTCCCTTTGGCGGGTCCGCGCACACCCAGTCCCCGTCGAACGCGGCGTCCGCCCACGTGGCTCCGCCGTCGGTCGAGGCCTGGAACTCCCAGGAGTCCACGTAGGCCGGGGAGCCCGTGGCCCTGAGCCCGACGGTGGTGGCCGTGGGCTTGTACGCCTCGAGCAGGGCGCACGCGATTGGCGTGGTGTAGAGCGTCAGCGTGTCGGTGGCCTGCGAGGTGCCGCCGGGGCCGTAGCTGTAGAGGCGGTAGTCGTAGCGGTGGCCCGCCTCGGTCGAGTTGTCGCTGTAGTTGGTGGCCGCCCAGCCCAGCGTGGCGAGGTTGGAGGGCGTGGCGCCGTCCCTGCCACGGTCCACGTAGACGCCCGACCAGGGGTAGCCGCCGTCCAGGCCCGTGTAGTCGCCCGCCCACGTGAGGGACTGCGACGTGTCGCTCGAGCGCTTCGCGGCGAAGCTGGCGGGCCTGCGCGGCTGGTACCACGTGCGGTGGGAGATGCGGACGCTGCAGTAGGCGCGGCTGGTGCCGTCGTGGTAGCCGCCCGCGAGCCGGACGCCCGCGCCGCACCGCACGTCGCGGTCGTTGCCGGTCTTCGGGACGGTGAAGTCTCGCGTGTACATGGAGATGGTGCGCGTCTCGCCCTTCGAGGCGTAGACGCCGCCCGTGCCGACGTAGGGCGTGTCCGAGCCGTCGCAGTCGCAGAATGCCGAGACGCCGTTCGAGACGTTGTAGCCCCACGCCACGGACTGCCAGACGGCCTCCACGCGGATGGTCGCGGTGGTGTCGGTCTCGGAGGTGACCCACGCGTTGATTCCGGCGCGCCATCGCTCTACCTGGTTTCCCCATGCGCTTGACACTATGCGACCCCCATGTCTGCGGAAAGGCTGAACTCGTCGAACACGGCCGCGATCAGCTCCTGCGCCCTCGGGGACGCGGATCGCAGCTGCGAGCCGTTGATGTTCAGCGTGTACGTGTTGTTGGTGACCGTGGCGCCGGCGGCAGACGCGCCGCCACGCGCGAAGGACAGCGGCACGGCGGCGCCGCCAAGCGACGGCGAGGGCGTCATGGCCTGCGCGAGCGCGGACGCGCTGCGCTCGACCTCCGGGATTCCGGCCCTCATGCCGGCGGCGAAGTTCTGGGCGAGGTGCATGCCGGAGCGCACGCCGCCTCGCTCGGCGCCGGACCACGGGCCCTTCTCGGGCGCCGAGAAGTGCAGGATGGACTTGGCCGCATTGGCGATGGCGTTTGCCGCCCTCGACACCCAGCCGATGCCAGCCCGGATGCCGCTCGCGAAGTTCGACGCGAGGTCGCTGCCCCAGCCGTAGGAGCCGGTGACCTTGGCGCCCTTAGCCGCGCTGTTGAGCCTGCCGGCTGCTCCCGAGGTGGCGCCGACGCCGCTGCCGATTCCGTGTGCGAAGTTGGACCCGGCGGACGTGCCGAAGCTCCCGAGCACGGACGCGACCCCGCTCGTGGCACCTCTGGCGGCGCTGCTTAGTCCGGCCGCGTTCGCCGACGTCGTGCCCTGGGCACAGCCGATTCCGCTTGCGAAGTTGGCGCCGGCGGCGGTTCCCGTCGAGGACGCCTCACCGGGCGCGCCGGATATCCCGGCCGAGAGGTTCTGTGCGAGTGACACGGCGCTCTCGAGCACGGAGCTGACGCCCGAGCCGATGCCGGACGCGAACCCGCCCGAGATGTTCGAGCCGCTGCCCGTCGCGTCGAACCCGTTGAGGATGTCGATGAGCGACTGGCCGAGCGTGGACGCCGCGCCCGTCGCGGCGCTTGAGTTGCCGTTGATTCCCTCGGCGAGTCCCGCGTCGACGTTGGAGCCGGTCTCGTTGGCCTTCACGGACGGGGAGTGGCAGCCGGCGCCCTCGTTGAGCTTGTCGATGACGTCCTGGCCGAGGTAGCCTGCGGCCTCCTCGGAGAGCGTGCCCTCCTTGATGGCCTGCTCAAGCCCCTCGTCGATGTGTCCTCCGCAGAGCTTTGCGGCCTCCTCGAGGTCGCCCTGCGCGAGCTTGATGGCGATGAGCGACTTCATGTAGTCCATGGAGCCTGCCGGCACGCCCGCGTTGGCCCTGATGGCGCCTGCGAGCGCGTCGGGCATCTTCACACCGGCATTGGCGAACGCGCTCTCCATGGCGCCGAGGTTGCCCGTGGACGCCGCGGCGAGGATGGAGTTCGCCTGCTCGACGGAGACGGAGCCGTCGCTTATTCCGGCCGCAAGCGCCTCTGCGGCGGCAAGGCCGTAGGGCTTCGTCTCGTCCGGCATGCCCTGCACGGAGCCGACCACGCCCTGCGAGAGAAACGCGGCGGCCTGGTCGCTCGTGACCTTGCCCGCGTCGATTCCGGCGGCGAGCGAGTTGGCGATGGCGACGCCTGCCGTCTGCATGTCGGACGGCAGGTTGGTCAGCGTCTGCTTGATGCCGTCGGCGAGGTTGGACGCCGAGACCTCGGCCATGTTCGTGAAGTACTGCGAGTTGGCCGCCGCCGTCTGGTAGTCGCTCGAAAGCTCCTCGACGGTTCCGTTGAGGTCGTCGATTGTCCCCTTGAGCTTGTTGTACTCAAGAATCTCCTGGCTCGTGAGCCCGGTCGTGTCGCGCTTCTGCTCCAGCTCCGCTCGCCGCTGCTGGGCGTCCGCCAGCTCGTTCTGCGCGATCCTGAGCTTGCCAAGGGCCTCGAGCTCGGCCTCCATGTACTGCGAGGCCACCTTCTGGTACGCCTCGGCCTCGGCGCGCTTCTTCCACGCGTCGGCGTTCTCGTGCACCTTGTCGGTGTTGTTCTGGACCTCGCCCGAGCTGTCCTTGATTCGGTTGGTGTTGTCCTCGGTGAGCGAGATGGAGTCGCCGGTCACCTCGTTGTAGCCCTTGACGGCCTCCTCGAGCCTCCACTGCTCGGCCGCGGTGAGGTTCGACCTGCCAGCGAGCTTGTCGATGGTGGCGACGTACTGGTCGAGCTTGGCGCTGCTCAGCTCGTAGTCCGCCATGGACGAGGCCACGGAGTCGTTGAGCTCGGCGAGCTTCTTGGTTGTCTCCTCGGCCTTGAAGTCCATGGTGCCGATGGCGTCGCCGTATCCCTGGGCGCTGCCCTTGGCGGCGGCCATGATGTCGGCGGCGCTCTGGCTCGCGCGGCCCATGAGCTCCGCGTGCTCCTTGGCCTCCATGTACTTCTCGGCCACGTAGCCGACGGCGGCGCCGATGGCGGCGATGGCGATGGAGCCCGCGGCCGCCTTGGCGAACCCCGCGGCCATTGAGCCGAGCGACGAGACGACGCCCTTGGCGTTTGCGGCGAACTTTGCCAGCCCGCCCGCCGCGTTCGCGGACAACGCGCCGTTGGCCTCGAACTCGCCCTTGACCTTCTCGAGCGACGAGGAGAGGCTGCCGACTCCCTCCGCGTACTTCTCCGCCTCGCTGGTCGAGCCCGACCACTGCGAGACGAGGGCGGCCTCCTGCTCGTACGTCTCCTTCGCGGCGTTGCGCTGGTTGTTTATCGCCAGTATTTCATTCTCGATTGCCTTCTTCTTCTTGCCGCTTGCGGAGACGTACCTCTCGATTGCCGAGTTCATCCTCTCGTCAAGCGCGGAGACCCGCCTTGCCGCGTCGTACATGTTCTCCCACGCGTGGACGTAGTTCTCCGCGCTACCCGCGGCCTGGGCGGCTGCGTTCCCGGCCGTTCCGAGGACCGAGGCGAGCGAGTTGCTTGACGCGTAGACGCGCATCTGCGAGCCGTCCACGGTGTTGAGGGCGTCGCCGAACACGGCCGCGGACTGCTTCACGCCGCCTATCTTCGAGGCCACGTTGCCCATGGCCTGCACGAGGCGGCCGGACACCGAGATCACGGGGCCAGCCGCGGCCGCGACGCCCATGAGCGTCGTGATGGCGGTCTGGGCGCTCGGGTCCATGTCGGCGAAGGCCTTTGCCGCGTCTCCTATCCCATCGATGAGGGGCGACGCCGCGTCGGAGGCGTCCAGCAGCGCGTTGGCGAGCACGGTTCCGACCTCGGTGGCCGCGGCGTTGACCTTGTTCTGCAGCGTCTGGAAGCGGCTCTCGATGGACCGGTTGCGCTTCTCGACCTCGGTTGCGAGCGCCGTGTTCTCCTGCCACGCGGTGTTGGCGCGGTCCACGGCCTCCTTGAGCGTGTCGGACTGGCCGGCGAGGCGGCGCATGGCGTCTGCGTCACGGATGTTCTTGATGCCGAGCTCGTCGAGGACGGTGTTGATGTCGTAGCCCGACTTGGACATCCTGTTGAGCCCGGAGACCATCATCTCGATGGCCTCGATGGGCTTGTCCTTCCACTTGTTCGCGAACTCGTCGGCGGAGATGCCGCACACCTCGGCGTACCTCTCCACCTTGTCGCCGCCGGAAGAGACCTCCTTGGAGATGTTGGCGATGATGCGCGTCATGGCTGAGCCGCCGGCCTCGGCCTTGATGCCGAGCGAGGACAGGGCGCCAGCGAGTCCGAGGATGTCGGCGTTCGAGAACTTCGCGGTCGTGCTCACGCCCGCGAGGCGCAGGGACATGTTCGAGATGTCCTTCTCGGTTGTCGCGAGGTGGTTGCCGAGGTCTACGATCGTGGAGCCGTAGTTCTCGGTCTCCTTCTGGCTCATGCCCGTGATGTTGGCGAACTGGGCGAGCTGCGTTGCCGCCGTGTCCACGTTCATGTTCGTGGCGATGTCCAGCCCGGTGACGGTGGACGCGAACTCCTGCAGGTTGTCGTTCGAGATTCCGAGCTGCGCGCCCAGCGCCTCGGCGTTGAGGATCGTGTCGGCGGTGACGGGCTGGGACTTGGACGCCTCGAGCGCCGCGTCTCCGAACTCCTGCAGCTCGTCGGCCGTGAGGTCGGCGGTCTTGTTGAGGTTGGCGAGCGCCGTGTCGAACGTCTCCGCCTGCGTGACGCAGTAGGTCCCCACCTGCTGCATGGGAACCGTGACGCCCTGCGTGAGCGCGTCTCCGAACGTGGCTATGCGCGTGCCCGCGTTGTAGATCTCCGACCCGAGGTTCGACCACTGCTGGCCGTTGAGGGCGAGGGCGCGGGTGGTGGACTCGGTGGACTGCGACGCCAGGCGCTCCATGCGCTTGAGGCCGCTCGTCACCTGGTCGAGCTGCGTCTGGCCGTTCCACAGGGCGCCGACGTTGATTGTGATTGATGCCTTACCCACTTATGCTCCCGACGTCGAAGTCACACATCTCGATGACCTCCCTGTTCACGCTCTCCACGATGCTCTCCTCGTCCTCGAGGATCGCCTTGAGCAGGGCGCGCGGCGGGTTGGAGCCGTGGGGCACGCCAGCGCGGCGACCGGCCCTCTCGCCCGTGAGGATGAGGGCGCCCGGGTTGGCGAACTCGATGACCCCGCCGCCGGGGTCGGTGGAGACGAACTTGGCGCCAGTCCTGCTCGTGCGCAGCGCCAGCGAGTGCGCGTACCCGCCCGACGGGTTGCTGCCAAGCCCGCTCGCGTAGCCGCGCGCCTTGGCGAGGGTGGGCCTCACGACGTCGCGGACGCGCTTGCACAGGTCGTTCGCGGCCCTGCGGTCGACCTCCCGCAGCGCCGCCACCGCCTCGCCGAGCCCCTGCACCTCGATGGTGAACACGCCTACTCGACCCCCAGCCGAAGCTTTGCCGCCTCGCGCTCGGCCCTGAGCCGGTCGCGGGCGTCGGTTGCCCTCTCTCCCCTCCTGAGCCACCCCGGGCGCCTCTCGTCCTCGGCACGCTCTGACGCGAGCCACATGTCGTAGGCGAGCTGCATGAAGGCCCTCGGGTGCCTGTAGGCGAGCCTGCACAGCCCGTCCACGCCCGTACCCGAGTACCTTGCGAGCGCTACGAGGACGCGCCCGTCGTAGCCGTAGGGTTTCCCTCGGCCTCCTCTGCCTCCTCGGCCGCGCCGTCAGGCAGTTCGAGCGTGAAGCCGTACTCGAACGCCGCGGCGAACACGTCGGACGGCTTGATCTCCTCGACGCGCGGAAGCTCCACGAGCTTGTGGCCCATGAGCTCGGCGTTGTAGAAGGCCGCGTAGGTGCCCACGGCGTTGTCGTCGCTGCCGAAGCTGTCGTTGCCCGCCTCCGCGAGCCTCGCCCTCACGAGCGTCGCGGTCGTTGGCACCCACGGCACCTCGCAGACCGTCTCGTCGCTGCCGGGCTTGCTGAACTTGATGGTTCCGAAGTCCATTCGTCTCCCCTTCGTCGGGTGTTTGCCTCGCGGACGATGTTCGCCCGCGCGTCCCCCGCCGCGACATGGGAAGGCCCCGCCCGCTCGGTGCGGACGGGGCCTCGTCGGCGTCGCTAGCCCGGGTTGACCTACGCGTAGGAGGCGACCTGGTTGACGAGCGTGATGGTGAGCGGGGACTCGCCAGCGGCCGTGATGATGGCCGCGTCGGTCGTGAACTGGATGGTGGCCTCGTTGCCCTCGGGGTCGACCTCGGGGAACTCGGCGGTGAACGGGCAGTGGTTCACGGAGATCTCGAGCGTCATGTTCGGGTCATCGGTGTGGAAGAACTTGGCGTACACGCTGCCGAGGACGACCTTGCCCGTGAGCGACGTGGAGGTCTTGGAGCCGGTCATGAGCTTCTTGTACTCGGTGATGTCGTCGGGGATGGTCGTGACGGAGCAGCCGGCGGACAGGTTGCCCTCGGCGATCTCCCGCGGGGTCACGCGGCCGATGGAGGTGAGGGCGGAGAGGTTGTTCTCGACGGTGAAGGACGCCTCGGAGACAAGCGCCTCGGCGGGCGTGGAGCCGGACGCGTCGATCTTGAAAGTGCAGTCCGTGGTCGTGTACTTGCCGCCGAAGCAGGACGCCTCGACGGAGCCGGGGATGGCGGCGATGCCAACCTGCGCGTCGATGCCCTGGAAGTCGGCCTGCATGGCCAGGTGCTCGTTGCCCGTGGCGGTCAGCTCGAGCGTGCCGCACTTGCAGCCGTCTGAGCGCGTGAAGTTGTTCGTGCCGATCTGCGACCAGATGGTGGCATACGGGACGGTGTTGCCCATCGTGAAGACGTGCTGGTAGTAGCCCTTCTTCGTGTCGGCGAGGGCCGTGGTCTTGCACGCGCCGAGCGCGGCGTAGAGGTACCAGCCGAGCGTGTCTGGGTAGCACAGCGACTGGATGGACGGCGTGATCTCGATGGAGTCGACGCGGGCGTCGGACGGCGCGCGGTTGCCGCACGCGACGGCGGTGTTGGCGATGTTGCGCGAGGCGCCGAACGGGGAGCCGCCCGTGAGGCCGTGCAGGTAGGTGGGCTGGGTGGCCGGGGTGTCGCGGTCCTTCTGGAACGCGATGCCCGCGAGGCCGATTGAGGGATTGAGGGACATGCTTACTCCTTGGTTTCAGGGGCGGGGTCCTCCCCCGTCTCGGTTTCGACTTCCTTGGCCGGGTCCACCTCGGCCTTTACGGTGACGCCGCAGTTGACGGCGGCGAGGTAGGTCTTGTCCACGGCGGCGGTTCCCCCGTTGTCCACGTAGGGCTGGGCGTGGATGGCGAGCCCGCCGAGCGTCTTGTCCGCGGCAACGCGCGAGACCATGCGCTGGACCCAGAGGTTCACGAGCCTGCTTGCCTCGGCGATGGTCGCCCTGCGGCACCAGACCTCGAACGCCACGTTGAACTCGACGCGGTAGCTGCCGCGTGCGCCCGACGCGCCCATGGCGGAGGTGGAGCGGTCGGAGATGGACACGGCCTGCGGCATCTCGCGCACCAGGAACTCGTCGGCGCGCTGGACGGTGCTGCCGCCGATGGAGACGTAGCAGCTCTCGCCCGCGAGGTCGGCGGCGATGGCGTCGCGCAGGTGCTCCGCGCACAGCGTGAACAGGCTCTTCTCGGTCTCGTCGGCCATGGCTACCTCACGAACCACTCGCGGGCGCCGTAGCGCCCGATGGCCGCGTTGACCGCCGGGAGGCTCGTCGCCGCGCCACCGACTCCGCCAACGACGTAGCGAAGCACGCCCGAGTCAACGGACTCGGAGATGGCGTTGTCGGGGCCAGCGTTGGGCATGAGGTACCAGGCCGCGAGGGCGACCACGGCGTCACGCACCTCGGACGGGGCGTGCGCGCAGCCGAGCTCGAGGACGGCGCGCGCCGGGCGGTGGAACTCCATGGCGGATACGTCAAGCGTCTCGTCGCTTGACAGGGACGCCACGGCCTCGCCGCCGTCCACGTACTCGCAGGACGCGACGCGGCGCAGGTCGTGCGGGTAGCCGTCCATGACGACCGGGTAGCGAGCGGCCGAGCAGTTGGTGCGCTCGACGATCGCCTCGCGCAGCACCGGCACGAAGAAGCGGTGGCACTCGCGCTCGATTACCTCGGTGGCCTTGGCGCGGGCGCCCTCGACGGCCTCGGCGGTCGCGTCGGCGAGCTGGTAGGCCGTCTCGCGGTAGGCCCTCACGTCGTCGAGCGTGCAGTACTGCGCGGCCACGAGGTCGATGGCGGCGCTCACGGTGACGCCCGAGACCTCCCAGGAGACCTCGATGCGGTCGGGGCACGCCTTGGCCGTCAGCGGCTGCGATGTGTCCCACTCGGACGTCGAGCCGTCGGACAGGAACGAGAGCGCCGCCGTGGCGGGGCCACCGTCGATGGTGACCCCGCCAAGCTCGGAGACGTCAACGCGCGTGAGCGTGTTTGCCTTGAGCGTCGGCATGCGCCGCTACCTCCTAGCGACCAGCCACGCCGGCGTCGGCGAGGTAGGAGAAGGCCTGCGGGTAGGTGACCTTGAGGGCGTGGCGTCCCTCGGCGCGGATGGTCGCCTCGTTGTAGGCGAACTGGTTGCCGACGAGGCCGACCTGGATGGAGTCTGTCTCCTTCGTGAACCACGTGGCGGCCTGGTTCCAGTAGACGAGGGCGCCGTAGGTGTCGGTGTCGTTCGCGGTGGTGACGGTCTTCTTGCCGGTGAGGTTGACGTCCTCGACGACGGTGAGGGCCCAGAGCTTGCCGTTGATGACCTGCTGGATGTAGCGGCCGTTCTTGTCCTTCATCAGCTCGAGGGACTCGGTGACGTAGGGGTGGGCGGCGAGGTGCGTGGGCTGGAAGCCGCTCTTGAGGAGGATGTCGGTCTTCATCTTGCGCACGGAGTCAACGAGGTCGTCGTTCTTGGCGGCGGTGTAGGTCTGGATGCCCGTGTTCTTGAGGACGCCGGTGATGCCGGTGGGGTTGGCGCCGACGAGGGCGGCCTTTGCCTCGGCGAGGCGCAGGCCCATCAGGAGCTCGACGTCGATGAGGGAGCGCAGCTGGCCCCAGTCCCTGACCTGCTGCTCGAGGACGGGCATGAGGTGGGCGATGGTCTCGACCTGGCAGGACTTCTGCTCCCAGCCCATCGTGGAGGACGGCTTCTCGGTGCCAGCCGTCCATGCGGCGGCGTTGTTGGCGTAGGATGCGTCCTTCTTGGCGAAGTAGGTGAGGATGTCGGCGGCCGTGGTGCCCTTGGGCAGGGAGTCGAGGAAGCCGAACTGGTAGGCGTTGTCGGACGTCTGGCGCGGCAGGTCGTAGTCGATCTCGGTCTGGCCGGGCAGGCCGAAGTCGGTGTAGGGCTTGTCGGAGGCGTCCATGACGTTGACGGAGAGCTTCTGGCCGAAGGCGAGGCCGTTGAAGGCGTCGCGGGCGCCAAGCAGCTCCTCGCCGAGCGTGCGGGGCTTGGCGGCCTTGGGCTCGGGGGTGCCGGCGGCAAGCGGCACGCCGCCGTCGCGGCGGATGGCGTCCTCTGCTGCCTGGGCGTCGGTCAGCTGGTCGTACAGGGCGCCCTTCTTGCCGCGAAGCTCGCAGATCTGGTCGTGGATGGCGGCCTGGGCGTCGCCCTCGGCGGCGTTGAAGTCGCCGGAGAGCTTGTCGATCTCCTGGTCGCAAGCGTGAATCTCGTTCTGGATCTGGATGGAAGACTTCATTACTGCTCCTTGAATCGAATGAAACGTCCGTTGACGCACTCGACACGCGCAGCTGAGCCAGCCGCGCCCTCGGAGGCCTCCCCCTTGGGTTCGCGTCCGTCCGTCGGGTCGATGGTGTTTCCGCCGTCCCCAGTCGCCGCAGCGTCGCTTGTCGCCGGCGGCTTGACGCTCGCGGCCGCAAGGCCCTCGGGCTTGTTGCGGTAGCGCGCGAGGGCGTCCTTTGAGACGCACGCGGCGATGGGCGCGGCGTCGGTGAGGGAGTCGACGAAGCCTGCCTCGAGGGCGTGCCTGGCGTCGAACCACGTCTCCTCGTCCATGTAGGCGCAGATGGTGTCCTCGTCGATTCCGGTCTTGCGGACGTACTGGGAGACGATCGCGTCGCGCACCTTGTCGAGCATGTCGGCGGTCTTGCGCATGTCGGCGCTCTCGCCCTGGCACAGCGCCCACGGGTTGTGGACCATGAGCAGGGCGCTCGGGTTCATGACCACCTCGTCGGCGGTCAGCGCGAAGAAGGACGCGGCGCTCGCGGCAAGGCCCTCGATGCTCGCGGTGACGCGTCCCTTGTAGGAGCGGATGACCTCGGCCATGGCGCTCGCGTCGAACACGTCGCCGCCGCCGGAGTTGATGTGGATGGTCACGTCCTCGCCGTCAGCCTGCTGCATGAGGTAGGCGAAGCGGTGGGCGGTCATGTCGGCGGCGTCCCAGCCGTCCCCGATGGCGCCGTAAACGTAGATGTCAGCCATTGATGATCTCCTCGATGTCGGAGTTGACGTCGTACTCGATTCCCTCGGCGGCGCACGCCTCTGCCATGGGGGCGAGCACGCGGCCCGCGAAGTCGCGGAACCTGTCCGAGTCGCCCTTGTCCTCGAAGCGCTCGCGCACCCGGCGGGCCATGTCCGCGTGCACGACGGCAAGCGCGGTGCCCATCGCGTGGGCGTCACCGGGGCCGCCGTCGTCGCGCTGCGAGTCGCCGTTCCCGCCGGGGAGCGGGCTCGCGTTGTTGTTTGCCGTGACGGCGGGCGTGACCTCACCGGTCTCGGGGTTGACGGTGCTGTAGGCGGTCGAGCGCATGAACTCGTCGCCGCCCTCGTATGGCGCCATGTCCTCCTTGGCTCTGACCTCGTTGGGGTTGTAGACGCCCGCGTAGATGCCAATGCGGTAGCCGTCCATGCGCTCCTTGTACGAGCCGCGAAGCAGGCCGTTCATGTCTAGCTGCACGTAGCAGTCTGTGAGGCCCGCCGCCCACAGCACGCCGGAGAAGGCCGTCTCGAGCGCCACGCACTCGGGGACGAGTGTCTTGTTGGCGAAGTTGAGGGCGCCCTGCTCGATGTTGGAGTAGGTCGCGTTAGATAGCTCGAAGACCTCCTGCGGCGGCACGGAGAGCGTGCGGCACGTCTCGAGCAGCACCCATCGCTCCTGCTCGACGAGGTTGAGGTCGACCATGCTCTGGGTGGTCGTCTTGTAGTGGACGCCGTTGTCGAAGATGCGGATCTTGCCAGCGTTGAGCACTCCGCCGCCGTCCTTGAGCTGGTCGACAAGGCGCTTGAAGCTCTGCTCGTTGAGCTGCTGGTCGGTCTCCAGCCATCCGGGGAAGTTGCCCTCGCCGTTGATCATGTGCGAGTAGAACTCCGACAGGTCGAGCGAAAGCCCGATCTCGTTTGCGGCGAGCTCGGCGAGGGAGCGCCCATGGATGCCGTCAGAGTCAAGCAGCGGGGACTTGACCCAGATGACCTCGCTCTCGAGGTAGTTGCCTGACTGCGTGAACTTGTCCCCGCCGTAGCGGAACACTGGCCTGCCGCCATTGTCCACGCCGATCGTGGGCGCCCCGCTCATCGGCCAGATGGCGACGGGCAGGCCGTCCGCGCCGTACTGCACGCGGGCGAACGCCTCGCCCAGGACGTCCTTGGTGACCATCAGCCAGCGGATGCCCTCGGCGCCGGTCATGAACGGGTTCCACTTGTGCCGCAGGAGGTCGCCCAACGCCACGGCGAACGGCTGCCCGGCCTTAACGCGCAGGTCGCCGTCCCGCTCGTAGACCCTCACGGGCAGCGAGGAAAGTGGGCGTGCCTTGGCGAGAAGGCACCCGCGGAACGCGTTGCTGTAGTAGGCGCTCAGGTTGTAGTCGCGAGCCTCGACGTCGTTGCTCTTGCCGTCGAGGGAGAAGAAGTCATACCCGCCGTCATGCAGCGCAGACCACGCGCTTCTGAGGCGTGAGTAGAGGCCCATCGCATCACTCCTAACGTTGGTGACGCGAGTGTCCGCCGCGCGTCCCCCGCCCATGCCAAGACGGGGGACGCCGAGGGGAGGTGGCCACGGGCGAAGGGAGGGAAGACCCGCGGCGCCCTGAGGTTCGCGCGGCCGTCCCCTATAGGTCGATGGTCCAGACGCTCGGGCACTCCTGCTCGTTGTTGTCGAACGCCCACATGGCCATCGCGGCGGCTACGGCGGCGTCGATGCGCCTTGTGCCCTGGCCGTGGCGCCCGCGCTCGCTCGCAAGCCTGCGCCCGTACGCCTTGCTCTCCGAGGAGACGGCGTTGACGCAGTGGCGCGGCAGCACGTCTAGCCCGGCCATGCACGCCTTGTGCTCGGCCACGGCGCGCGCAAGCAGCTCGGAGGCTGGGCACATGATGGATGGCGTCTGGGCTATCTGGTCAACGGTGATGCCGCACTCGCGCTCCAGCCAGTTGGTGAGGAACTGCATTCGCGCCGGGTCGCACCCGCCCATGGGGTTCCCGTCGCTTGTCGATAGCTCGCGGATGACGTCCGCCACGGCCATGAGGTCGTAGGTGCCCATGGGGCCGTCCGGCTTCTCCCAGCACCACTCCTCGAGCGCCCAGCGCTCGCCCTGCCGCTGCGCGGCCACGATGGCGAGGGTGTCTCCGCGCACGGCGCCGTCGATTGCGAACGTGAACCACTGCGAGCGGTCTATGACGGCCTCCTCGCGCTGGCACGCCTCAACGTCGCGCCTGCGCATGAACGGCTCCTCGAACTCGTCCATCGGCGTGCGGTTTAGGTAGTAGCGCACGAATCCGGGGCCTGGCCTGCCGTCCTCGAGCTTGTCGCTCTCGTACTGCTCCTCAAGCTCCTCCATGGTCACTCGCCCTGCTGCTGTGATCTTCCGCCAGCACCTGCGGTCGGCCGGGTTGTCGGAGTCTGTGATGCCGAGCCAGCAGATGAAGGCGTGCTGGTCACGCTTGAGCCTGTGGTACAGCGAGAAAAGGAACCCGTCGCGCGATGCACCGGCGGTCGTGATGCCGATGGTGAGCGCGTTCCAGATCTTTGCCTGGCCGGACGTTCCGGCCTTCCACACCGCGTCGTCGCGCCAGACGTGGATCTCGTCGCCGACGAGGACGTGGAAGTGCTTGCCCTGAAGCGCCGCCTCCTTGTACGGGTAGACGTGTATCTCCTGCCCCGTCTCGTCGTTCCTGATCATGTCCTTGTAGACCGTCCACTGGGCGGCGAGCGTCATGTTCGCGCGGATGATGGTCGCGATGTAGTCCTTGACCATCTTGGTGTTGTCCTTGGAGTCGGCCACGATGCCGTACATGCCGTTGGGCAGCGGCTCCATGACGGCGATGGTGAGCACGATGACGGCGGCGAGCTGGGACTTGCCGAACCCTCGGTGTACGCCGACGAGGGCGCGTCGGTACTGCCGCCTGAACCGGCCCGTCCTCCTGTCGAGCTTTCCCGTGCCGAACAGCGGGCGCCAGATGTTCTTCATGAGCCAGTCTGAGATTCGGTACGCCTGCCCGCACAGCTCCGACTCTCCCGCATAGGTAAGGAACGTCTCGGCGAACAGGCGTGTGCGCTCCACCTGCGCCTCACCGGCCTTGGTCAGCCGCTTCGACGGCGTGCGATAGCTCACTTGCGCCCCGCTATCGCCGCGTCAATCTGCTGCGCGATGGAGAGCTGGACGGCACCAGCCATGTTCTGCGTGAGGCCCAGGCGCGCGCGGGCGAGCGGGGTGCAGCCGAGCTGGTCGGCGAGCTTGAGCGCCACGGCCGCAGAGTCGTTGGCCTGCTTGATGTAGGGGTTGGGGCGCTCGCCGCATATGTCGCCGTCGCGGTTGTACTTGGGCACCATGAGCTTGAGCGTGCCGTCCTCGCCCAGGCACTTCTCGAACGCCTGGTTGGCGACCTCGACGTTGAACACGAGCTGCGCGATGAACGGGACGTCGCTCTCCCGGTAGCCGAAGCCGTGGCCCACGATGGCGTCCCACGTGCGCGACATCGAGGGGACGGCGGCGATGCTGCCCGGCTTGGTTATGCCGTCTGCGGTGGTGGCGTCCGCCTGGATCACCACGCCGTCTGTCCCGCCGCGACGGACGGCGACGGCCTGCGGCTTGCGGCCCCTCACAGCCCAGCCTCCTCGAGGGCGCGGGCGATTCCCCTTGCGACTATCGTGCAGGCCGGCCTGAGCTTGACCGGGCCTATCACGCCGAGCGCGTCCAGCCGGTGCATGACGTCGCGCGCGTCGCTGACGGCCGACGGGACGGACTCGCAGACCTGCGTGCCCCTGCTGTAGGCGGCACGACACTTCCCCGAGCAGAACTTCGCCGTGGCCCTCTTGGCCTCGAACGGCATCCCGCAGTACTCGCAGACCTTCTGCATGCGCATCACCTCGCGCACATGCTCGCCCGTGCGTCCCCGATAGCGCACGCGTAGCGTACGCGCTCGCGGTCGTGCGCCGTGCGGCCGGATTTCGAGGCCCCAATTTCGTCTGCGGAAAATTTTGAGTGGGGGCCGCCGGGTAGCGCCGCCCAGGGGCCGTGTCTCGACTCCCCTCCCCTTTTTTGGCGGTCTACCTGCGGTTTTGTCGATTTGGCCGCATTTATTGTCCGCTATGCGCTCTACCTGAGGTTATGCACATAACAAAACGAGGCCGCAGCCCGGTGGGCCACGGCCTCGCATGATCGCGCCTCGTCGCTTGTCTGAGGGCTGCGGCCCTCGCCTCGCGCTACCTGCTCGCCTCGTCGCTTGTCTGAGCGCCCGCGCGCCTCGGGGCCTCGATCGTGCCGACGGTCTCGCCGGTCTCGCGGTCAACGATCGCCAGGTCGTAGCCGAGGACGTCGGCCACGTCGGCCACGGTCGCGAGCGCCGGCGATCCGCCAGCACGGCCAGCAAGGCGCACATAGGCCGGACTCTTGCCGAGATCTGCGCTCACGCCGCGCATGCTCGCGCCGCTCGCCTTGCACATCTCACGTATACACGCGTCTACCTGCATGTTTACCTCCCTTGTCGTACTGCTCCCATTGTACGCGCGTGTATAGCTGCACTTACCCACCGTTTCGGTTTGTGGTCGAAATATGAAGAAACTGTGTGCGTAGTCGCAAATACCCGTTTTGTGGTTGACGGGTAGTCATGCCTACCCGCAGAATGCAGCCAAGCAACGACGCCAACGGCCACGACGGCCAGGGCGCACGAGCTCGCCGGGAACATCGCCCGAGCTACAGCAGATCGCGAACGTTGACAACCGCATACCTGGCGACCGCAAACCGGGGGATCCGGCAGCGGCCAAAGCGCCAGGAGCAAGACCAAAGCACCACAGCACTACGGCGCGAGCCTCGCCCGAGGCAAGCGCCAGAACAAGCGACGAGGAGAGAGGAGGTAAGGAGTTGCGACAAGCAAAGCGCGTGACCGTCGAAGTCGTCTTTGACGACGGAAGCAAGGCGCGACGCGAGGAGCGAGGGGCGAACGTGCCCATGGCCCTACTGGCGGCG